CAGGACTTCCTCCAGAGGAATAACTTTCAGAAATGTTAACCCTCAATCAGGTAATGGAGTTGAAAAAATAGAACACGTAGAACATAAATTCAAGCCAACTATTATGGAAAAAAAATTCAACTGGGTCCTCCCGGCAGACCCGGACCCCAAATCGGACAACTATTACAACGGAATCGTATCCAAGGAGCTGAAAGACTCCAGCAATATAGCGGAGACCCTCCTTGAGGTTATCCGCAGAGAGTCAGTCAAGAATCAGTCTGATTTTGTCAATGAAGGGATTGAGACCATCCTTGACAGGTTAGGCATTAAAAGCGACAAGCCCCTCACGAGAAAGGAGAAACTCCTGGCTTTCATCGGGTTTAAGGCTGGCTTAATGTGGGAGAGATTGGCGGAAATCCAGACAAAACCAGCTTCACCCGACCCAATCGAAATGGTCATTATGGGGATTCTTAAAAACGGAAAAAAATGCTGATTTTATCGTAGTATTTACCGCAGAAGTATTATGTTTGTGATACAAACAAAAACCTACACAACTATGAGAACAGTAAAATCGGTACTTATCGTCACTCGAATGGGATACGTGGAGGGAGTCTTCACTTCCTTCAGAGCTTTGGCTAACTCCCAAGGAGCCACTCGAATCAATATTGAAGGCGAGTATGAGTCTTATACTGAGCCTGAACTGATGGACATTACAGCTAACGGTAAGACATTTACCTACTTCGGCAAGAAATGCAGAATATCAGCAAGAACCTTAAACAGATAACTATTATGGAAAAGATTGAAAAATACGTAGTATTCAAGTATGAGGACGAGTTCGGATTCCACTACATGGAAATGGACAAGCTTCCCGGGGAGGGACCTACATACATGGAGCCCATCTCGTTCGAGAAGAAGATCAACCCCAACTGTACTCCGGGAGCTATCACTCGTCAGCCATTTTCGGAGGACGGAAAATCTGCCTGTGTGCTCAGCTCAAAATTTGTCCCCGTGTCTGGTTGGTGGAACGACAAAGCCGAAGTTCGGGAATGGCAGGAAAGGACCCGGGTCTATAAGGCCCTCAAGGAGTTGAAGAGGAAAGGAGAGGACCTCAAGCTTGAGAAAGCCATTGAGCCTCTACGAGAAGTGTATGCCCGGGTCAACCCCAGCAGGAGGAGCATATTTATTGCTCAGGTGGTCTACCTCCTCATCAAGTAAACATTTTTCATTAAAAAGATTGAAAAGTTTTTATACGTGGGAAAAATTGATTATATTTGGGATAAACAACATGGACAACACAATGACTATCAATCTCAGAGAACTAATCGAACAGAGGGGTCTAAGACTTCAAGAAGTGGCAGAAATTCTGTTCCCCGATAACCGGTTCCCCCGAGCAGCTCTCAACCGGGTTCTGAACGGAAAAACCTTGTTGAATTCGGAGCAAGTCTCACGTTTAGCAGCTTGGCTCCGTGTATCTGTCGACGATCTCTACAGAGGAGCATGGAACTCCGAGTTTAGAGGAGAGACATGTATTCTGACAAACGGGAACTACAGAGCCGAGTTATCGGTCAAAACGGGAGAGACGAAGGTGTTCCACCTCGGGTCCCTGTTTCATGAAACTGTTCTCCATGACCCGGCTATACCTCTCAGCAAGTACATTGAACTTCTGAACACCATAATCAAAAATCATCAAGCCAATGAAAGTAGAAATTAAGTTCGAGGCAAACCTCGAAGAAACTCAGGATCTCGAAATGGTCCGCAAGATCTGTCAGGTTATCGGAGCAAATCCTGTAACAGTCAAGACGACTGACGTCAAGAAACCAGCTCCTGCACAGGACGTGAAGAAGCCAGCTCCGGCTCCGGCTCCAGTCCCCAAAAAGACTGAGGAGCCCGAACCCATGCCGATGGATGCGAACTCCTCTTTGGGTTCTGACCCCGCTGTCTCAATTCAGGACATCCGGACTCTCCTGGCAAGTAAGGTGGACAATCACCGCGAAACCATCCGGGCAAAGCTCACTGAACTGGGAGCGAAGAATGTGACGGGACTGGATGCCCGAAACTACGACGCGTTCTACGAATTCCTCAAAGACCTTGCGTAATGGGAGCCCCGAATCACTCATCTCGTAAGCACGCCATGCTTTCGGCATCAAAGGCAGACCGGTGGATCAACTGCACCCCCAGTGCCAGACTGGAGGAAAAGGTTGAGGAAACCGGTAAGCCTTCCAAGTATGCCGAAGAGGGTACTCTGGCTCACGAGATGGCAGAATGTTACCTCCGAGCAAGGTTCCGCATAACGCCTGTTGACGTTATGTCTGCTGAACTCCGGAAGCTGAAGAAGAACGGCCTCTACACTGAGGACATGGATGAGCCCGTAATGGCTTATTGCCAGTACGTAACGGACCAATATACGGAAGCTCTACGAAAAACCAAAGACGCACTCGTTCTTCTGGAGGAGCGACTGGACTTCTCGGCTTGGGTCGAACAAGGATTCGGCACTGGAGACGCTTGCATTATCGCTGACGGGGTCATGGAGATCATAGACCTCAAGTTTGGCACTGGCGTGCCGGTTTTCGCTGAGAACAATGCTCAGCTGATGCTGTATGCTCTTGGGGCATTGTCCAAATTTGAGATGGTCTACGACATCAACATGGTAAAGTTGACTATCGTCCAGCCCCGGCAGGAGCGAATATCGTCATGGGAGATTACACCCGAAGACCTCTACAAATGGGGTGAGGAGGTAGTGAAACCCAAAGCAGCTCTCGCTTACTCCGGGGAGGGGGAACTCCAAGTCGGGCACTGGTGCAGGTGGTGTAAAGTCAAAGCTCTGTGTCGCAAGATGGCAGACCACAATCTGGACTTGGCCAAACACGAGTTCAAAGAGCCCGAACTCCTGACCACTGAGGAGCTCGCTCAGATTTTCGAGCAAGCCCCCATGCTCCAAGAATGGGTAAATGCTGTATCTGAGCACCTGCTCTCCAAAGCCATCTCGGGCGAGAAGATCCCGGGGTATAAGGTAGTCGAAGGAAGGTCAATACGGAAATGGACTGACGAGAGTGCAGTTCAGGAAGTTCTTACCGCATGCGACTACACCCCGGATCAGTTCCAAGTTGTCAAACTGGCCGGGATCCCGGCTATCGAGAAGCTCCTCAAAAAGGACTTCGGCTTACTGGTTGGAGACTTTGTCATCAAGGCTCCAGGCAAACCCACTCTGGTCCCCGAGTCTGACAAACGTCCGGCAATGGGCATAGAACAAGCAAAACTCGATTTTTCTAATAACTAAACTTCACAACTATGAGTGCAACAACCAAAGTAGTAACCGGCAAAGTTCGGTTCAGTTACGCCAACGTATGGGAACCCCGGGCAATGGAGGGTTCCGACCGAGCAAAATACTCGGTGTCCATCCTCATCCCGAAGACTGACTCGGCAACTCTGGCTCGGGTCAAGGAGGCCATCGACACGGCTCTCAAAGAAGGCATCGCCAAATTGGGCGGCAAGATTCCCCCGACGTGGAAGAACCCCCTCCGCGACGGGGACACCGAAAGACCGGACAATCCGGAGTATGCTGGGCACATGTTCGTCAATGCCAACTCGGACAACCGTCCTGGCATCGTGGACATCAACCTCAACCCGATCATCGAAAGAGAGGACTTCTACTCTGGATGCTACGGCCGGGCGTCGATCAACTTCTACGTCTTCAACACCAATGGCAACAAAGGCGTTGCTTGCGGGCTGAACAACCTCCAGAAGTTGGCTGACGGAGAACGTCTCTCCGGGGGATCTTCGGCAGAAGAGGACTTCGGCCAGAACCCGTGGGACGACGACGACCTTATGTAGGTTGGTATGCTGGGTCTTATTTGGGATTAGGGATTCGAATCCCCGCCCAGTAACAAATTTAACAGTAGTCAACATGCCGAGACGCTTATATTTCGATACCGAAACATATAGCCCGGAGGACATTAAATCCACGGGCGCCTATAAATACATAGAATCGGGGGACTTTCAACTCCTTATGGTGTCTTTCGCCTTTGACACCTCTCCCGTTCAGGTGATTGATCTGGCCAAAGGAGAGGAGCTCCCCGATTACTTCGTTTCTGCTTTAACTGATCCGGGGATCGAGAAATGGGCGCATAACGCAGTATTTGAGAGACTCGTATTTAAGCGTATAGGACTACCCATCCCGATTGATCAATTGTATTGCTCAATGACCAAAGCGGCCTATTGCGGACTGCCTTTGGCTTTGGATGAACTCTCCAAAGCTTTGGTCCTCGGGGAGCACGGGAAGAAGTCGACCGGTAAAGCTTTAATCCGGTTTTTCTGCTCCCCGTGCAAGCCAACCAAGTCCAACGGGATGAGGACTCGGAACATGCCGGACGACGACCCGGGCAAGTGGAACGAGTTCAAGACGTATGCCGAATATGACGTGATTGCCGAACGCGACATCGTGGAACAGCTGGACCAATTCCCATTCCCGGAGTTCGAACGCCGGAACTACCTCGTAGACCAAAGCATCAACGACCGGGGGATCCTGATAGATCTCGACATGGCCGGGAACGCCATCTCTTTCGACGAGGTATACACGGAGGAGATGACTGACCGAATGAAGGAACTGACAGGCTTGGATAACCCGAACAGCTTGGCCCAGTTGAAGACGTGGCTTAGCACTAATTTCGGGCTCAACTTCCCTGCACTGGGAAAGCCCGAAATTCTCGAATATCTGAAAAACAATCCGGAGGCTCCCGATCTGGTCAAGGAGGTCCTCGCTGGTCGGCTTGCACTGTCCAAGACTTCAACTAAGAAGTACATTGCAATGCTCAACTGCGCTGCCAAAGACAGGAGAGCTCACGGGTTATTCCAGTTTTACGGGGCCAACAGAACAGGACGTTGGTCGAGCCGAATGATCCAGCTCCAGAATCTCCCCCAAAACCACATGAAGGACTTGAGTCTTGCTCGGAGCATGGTAGAGAAAGGAGACTACGACCTTATCGAAATGTGTTACGGCAATATCCCGAATGTTCTGTCCGAGCTAATCCGAACAGCCTTCATAGCCCCGGAGGGGAAAATGTTTGCAGTAGCCGACTTTAGTGCTATTGAGGCCCGGGTCCTGTCCTGGTTAGCCCAGGAGAAATGGCGACTCGACGTCTTCAACACCCATGGCAAGATCTACGAGGCATCAGCATCACTCATGTTCGGGGTCCCCATTGAGCAGGTTACGAAAGGATCGGACCTCAGACAGCGGGGCAAGACGGCAGAATTGGCACTCGGATATGAGGGGTCGGTCAACGCAATGGAGAAGATGGACAAAGAGAAGAAGCTGTCCAAAAAGGAAATGTACTCCATCGTAGCTCTTTGGCGTCGAGCCAATCCTAAAATCGTTGAGTTTTGGGCTGAGGTGAACGAAAAGGCCATTGAGTGCGTCCAGACCAGAAAGACTAAAAAGGTAAGTTGCCTCGTATTTGAACATGACGGAACCAATCTGACAATAGCCCTCCCAGCGGGGAGAAAATTATACTACAGAAATCCCCGGGTGAGACCCAACAGGTTCGGGCAGACTGGCATTGTTTATGACGGCATGGTCCAGTCAGTAGGATGGACTGAGGTAGAGACTTACGGGGGCAAACTGGTGGAGAACATAGTCCAGGCAATCTCCCGGGATCTTCTCGCCGAAGCAATGTACAGACTAAGCATTATGAAAGACTTCGAAATAGTAATGCATGTCCATGATGAAGCCATTGCAGAGGTAGACGAAGACCGAGCCGGGGATTGTCTGGAGACTATGTGTAGAGTTATGGGGGAGGATCTTCCTTGGCTGAACTGCTTGCCAATGGGATTGCCTCTCAAAGCAGACGGATACGTTACTAAATTTTATAAAAAAGACTAATGACATACGACGGGGAACTTGATATTGCAATTGGACTGAGTGCAAGATCAAAAGTATGGAGCAACAAGAAACTGAAATGGTCTGAATTGGTCAGTCGACTCGGGGAGGAGAATAAGACCACTGAAACATTCAAGGAATTTGTTTCTGCAAGCAAGGAGGACCAGCTCAAAATAAAGGACGTAGGTGGATATGTCGGGGGCTACCTGAGAGGAGGCAAAAGAAGTCCGGCCAATGTGGTCCACAGACAACTGATGACCCTCGACTTGGACTTTGCCCACAAAGACCTCTGGGACGACTTCACTCTCCAGTTTGACAATGCAGCTGTTCTGCACGGGACTCACAAACACTCAGATGCGTCTCCCCGGTACCGACTAATAATGCCACTGAGCAGAGAAGTCACGGCTGATGAGTATGTGGCCATAAGCCGAAAAATTGCCGGGATAATCGGCATAGACCTTTTCGACAATTCAACCTTCGAGACCAACCGACTCATGTTCTGGCCTTCTACGCCGAAGGACATGGGCTACTACTTTAAGGTTCAGGACGGTCCATGGATTGATGCTGACGAGATCCTCAACTCCTATGCCGATTGGAAGGACTCATCACTTTGGCCCACAGCTTCGTCCCGTTTCGAAGCTGTCGACAGAGCCGTTAAGAAGCAGGAGGACCCAACCATAAAGAGGGGGCTCATAGGAGCGTTCTGTAGGACGTACTCCATACCCGAAGCAATAGAGACTTTTCTCCCTGACACCTATGTCCCATCAGCATTGGAGGGCCGATACACTTACACAAAAGGAAGTGCTTCGGCTGGTCTTATCGTGTATGAGGACAAGTTCGCTTATTCCCATCATGGAACTGACCCGTGTGGGGGTAAACTTTGCAATGCGTTTGACTTGGTCCGCATACACAAATTCGGCCACCTTGACGACAAGGTCAAGGATCCCTCGTCGAAGTTGCCAAGTGTGTCAGCAATGGAGGAGTTCGTACGCAATGACCCAGACACTAAGACAACCATTGCCAACGACCACATCAACAGTGCCAAGTACGAGTTTGCCGATCCAGAGCATGATCGGACTCAGGAAGAAGCCGTCGAAAAGGAGGTTGACCCGGAGGCTGAGAGCGTCGAGTGGATGAAGGAGCTGGAGGTTGATCCTCGGGGAGCGTACCTCTCGTCGGATGCCAACCTCAACCTCATATTTGCAAACGACCCCAGACTCAAAAGACTGTTCAGACAGAACGACTTTGACGGTAAGAGGTACGTTTTTGGGAATCTCCCATGGCGTCGGGTTGTTAAGCCGGAGCCTGTCAAGAACGTAGACTATTCCGGGGTCAGGAACTATTTGGGTTGCGTATATGGCATAACGTCCTCGCTAAAGATCGACGATGCCATGGCTCTGGAATTTGAACGCAACCACTTCCACCCGATTCTGGACTACCTCAATGACCTCAAATGGGACGGGATCCAACGGGTAGACAAACTCCTGATTGACTACATGGGGGCTGACGACAATATCTACTCTCGCGAAGCCATCCGCAAGATGCTGGTTGGAGCAGTTGCCCGAGTTATGAACCCCGGGGTCAAATTCGACCTTGTGCTTATGCTCGTAGGACCTCAAGGATCCGGCAAAAGTACGATCATCAAAAAATTGGGAAAATCCTGGTTTAGCGATACATTCCTGACAGTCCAAGGAAAGGAGGCTCTCGAGCAGATCCAGGGGGCATGGCTTATTGAAATAGCTGAGCTCTCAGGTCTCCGCAAAGCGGAGGTTGAGTCAGTGAAGCATTTCATATCTAAGTCAGAAGACTCATTCCGACCAGCGTATGCCAGAACTTCTGAGATATACCCCCGGCAATGCGTCTTTTTCGGCACCACCAACGACAGCGAATTCCTGAGAGACCCCACTGGCAACAGACGCTTCATGCCAGTGGACGTGGACCCCAACAATGCCAAAAAAGACGTGTTCACGGAACTGGACGACGAGATAGACCAGATATGGGCTGAGGCAGTTGTCCTGTACAAATCCAAGGAAAAACTCTATTTGAGCCATGAAGCAGAAAAAATAGCCAAAAATGAGCAAAGCTCGCACAGCGAGTCGGATGAACGGAAAGGCATCATTGAGGCGTACTTGGAACGTCAACTCCCGGACAACTGGGACTCAATGGACCTCTACCAGAGAAGAGACTTCCTGGTCGATGAGTTAAACCCCAAAGGGACCACCCCCCGAGACTACGTGTGTGTTGCTGAGATATGGTGCGAATGTCTCGGGCGGAACAGAGAGGACATGGACCGGTATAGGACCCGAGAAATAAATGACTTGTTGAAGAGCATGCCAGAATGGGAGCCGTGCAAGGCTAGTAAAAGATTCCCCATCTATGGAAAGCAAAAATACTACGTGCGAAAACTCGATTGAGAAACGACTCGTCACTGAGGTGGAGAGAGTTGGTGGCTGGTGTTTGAAACTCCCCGCAATTCACAATGCTGGCCTCCCTGACCGGCTCTGTCTGTTCCCCGGTGGCGAAGTCGTTTTCGTTGAGTTGAAAGCATTCGGCAAAAAGCCCCGGAAGATTCAACTTTTCATGCACCGAAAAATTAGGGCTTTAGGTTTCAGAGTAGAGGTCGTAGACACCCCTGAACAAATTAAAAAAATAATAAAGAAGTATGAAGAACAATGCAAATTTAGCTCAGGCAAGAATTGACAGAGCAATTAAAGAAGAGGGTGACTACTATGCTACTCACCCATCTATGGTTGAGAGATTTATTTCTCGGGTTTCGGATAAATATGAACTTGGAAAAATTTTAGAACCTGCTTGTGGGGGGGGTCACATTAGTATGGTCTTAGAAGATTATTTATTCGAAGTAGAATCATCAGACCTGTTCGATCGGGGGTTTGGCCATACGGGGTTTAACTTTTTAGAGAGGACCGAATTATTCGAGGGTTCAATTATAACGAACCCCCCTTATTCACTGGCTGATGAATTTGTTAAAAAAGCGATAGAGATCCAAAAGGGGACAGGGATAATCGCAATGCTATTTCAATTACAGTGGATAACTGCTCAAAAAAGGGCTGTGTTTGAACCATATTTGTCGGATATATACATCCTTAGAGGGCGCGAGGGTTGCGGTAAAAACGGAGACTTTTCCACAGTACTAAGAGCCATCAATTATGCGTGGTTTGTGTTTAGAAAAGATTTCGAGGGAGTAAAAGAAGTACACATAATATGAAATATAGTGACTTACATGATTATCAGCTCACGGCTATAGACCATATCATAAACAACACCCACTGTGCTCTGTTCCTGGACATGGGATTGGGTAAAACAGTGTCTACTTTGACAGCCATCAACGAGCTCATGTTTAAAGAGGTCGAGGTCCGACGAGTATTAGTCATAGCTCCCAAAAGAGTAGCCGAATCAGTCTGGACACAGGAGGTCGAGAAATGGGACCATTTGAAGCACATTAAAGTGTCTCGCATCATTGGAACAGAACGTCAACGTCGTGAGGCTCTTGCCAAGAAGGCAGACGTATACACCATCGGAAGAGACAACGTGGCTTGGCTATGCGGGCTCTACGGGGGATCTTGCTTACCATTCGACATGGTGGTCATCGACGAGCTCAGCAGTTTCAAGAACCCCAAGTCAATCAGATTCAAAGCTCTTAAGCACGTTCAGGCTTCACTCTCCCGAGTAGTAGGTTTGACTGGTACCCCGGCACCCAACGGTCTTATGGACCTTTGGGCCCAAATGTACCTCCTGGACCGGGGAGAGCGCTTGGGCAAATACATATCACACTATCGTGACAACTACTTTAAGCCAGGACGTAGAAACGGGCATATTGTATATTCGTACGACATATCCAAAGAGAATCAGGAGCGCATATATTCAAAGATAGGGGACATCTGCATGAGCATGAAAGCTAAGGACTACCTCGATCTCCCCGAGCGAATCGACAACATAGTGGAGATCCAGATGCCCCCGGAAATCCAAAAAGCTTATGACTCCTTCGAGGAGGAACAAGTTCTCAGCATGATTGATCAGCTCGGGGACGCCGTAGAGATACCAGCTGTCAATGCAGCAGCTTTGTCCACGAAGCTCCTCCAGTTTGCCAATGGAGCAGTGTACGATGAACAGAGAGTGGCCTATGAGGTGCACACGTTGAAGATCGAAGCCACGAAGGAACTCATTGAGGACGCCGGGGGACAGTCAGTCCTCATAGGTTGGACCTTCCAGCATGACAGAGACCGGCTCATGAAGGCTCTCGCCAAGTATAAGCCCCGGGAACTCAAAACGGAGAAGGACATCGTTGACTGGAATGCTGGCAGAATTCAGGTTCTTTTGATGCACCCGGCTTCCGGGGGTCACGGGCTCAACCTCCAAGCCGGAGGGCACCGCATCATCTGGTTTGGGCAGACCTATTCTCTCGAGCTGGAGCAACAATTCAATGCTCGGCTTGACCGACAAGGACAGAAGGAGGTCGTGATAGTCAATAAACTGGTATGCTCGAAGACAGTGGACCAGGACGTCATAAGAGCCCAGAAAGCGAAGACCCGGGGACAGGATGCTCTCATGGAAGCTGTAAAAGCGAGGGTCGAAAAATATCTGAAAAAAATATCGTAAAACACCGTAGTATTTGTCGCAGAAGTATTATATTTGTGACACAAACAAAATGATAACACTATGAACTACGAAAACAAACACCGAATCGAAAGTCTGGCAAAAGCCGCTTGTCCCAACAACAAAAAAGTCTCGGTCATATTCCGAAGCAAAGAGAACAAGTTATCCGACCGGCCCAACGCTTTCATAGTAACTGTCGGGAAGAAGGGCTACACCTCAGTTAGACAGTCGAACTATTGGGCAGTAGACACAGTCAACTCCTGCAAAGACTACTCCGACCAGGAGCTCGCCCAGATATTGAACACGATGACCAAAGACCTCGGGTCCCTCCGATTCTTCGGCTATCAGGATGCTAAATTCGTAAATTACAAAGGTGAAGAAGTAGAGGCTTAGCCTCTACTTTTCCCCCGTTTTATCGTAGGAATAAGAATATTTTTCGTATATTTACACTACAAACAAAAGGACAATGAAACGATATTACTACGAACTAATGGACGAGGATTACAACAGCTACGAAGCAGCTATCCCCGACGGAAGAATCAAAGCCAGAGCCATTGCTCAAGCAAAGCGAGCAATGAGGGACTTGGGGATCCAAAGGGCTCTACTGGTAGTCAATAGCATGAGGACCTCCGAAATATTGGACATAATCACAGTCGAATTGGATTGAAATAATTTCAATTTTTCTGGTGAAAGATTTTTTTAATTGGACATTTTTTTCTTACTTTTACACTACACTTAACAACTAAACACTATGGAAAAGTTTATCGAAAAGTACAAGAGCTACAGCTCGAAAGTTCTTCAAAAGTTGGCCAAGGTCAAGACCGGTGACGAGCTTGACGCCATCGAATCCATCCTCGCATCGAGAGGAGCATCTCAGGAACATCCGGCAGAGGAGGGCGCTATCTACAACGCCACTGAGACCGAAGAGTACAAAGCCGAGAACGGCATCAAGGAGAACGACGAGGTCGCCGAGGAGAAGCCGAAGAAGGCTCGCAAGGCAAAGACTCCGAAGGAGCCAGGGGAACCCCGTCCGCTGAAGAAGGAGGTATCGGCTGAGGAGGCCCAAGCCAATCTCGAGAAGGCCAAAGCCAACATCGGCCGCTTCTGCAAGTTCATCTGCACGAAGACCAAGGAGCAGACCGACGGCATCATCATCGGAGTTCGTCTCGACCCCCGCAACAACTTCATCCAGTACCGCATCAAGACCAACGACGGTCACGTCTGGGGCAAGGGCATCGACTCGAAGGACCTGGAGCTCGGCGAGATGGCACCGGTTCCCGAGGAGAAGCCGAAGCGAGGCCGGAAGAAGGCTGACGAGGCAGCTCCCGAAGCAGAACAGAACGAGCCGGAGAACGCACCGGCTGAGGAGTAAGTCAGAACTCCTCACCAAGTGGAGCCGTCACTCTCCTTGGCACCCCGGAGTGGTACAGGAGGGTTCGAGTCCCTCCCCGGGGTCTAACCTATATACTAAAAATCATGAGTAACATACTTAAACACGCTGACCAAATCATCAATGAGCGGTCGGAGGAGAAGGAGAGACAATACGGACCATTCATGGAATGCAACCAGAAGGCCGCAGAGATCGCCTCGGTCATTACCGGTAAGCCTCTGACCGCTCTTGACGTGTCTTGGGTCCAAGTGGCAGTGAAAATGGCACGTGAATCCAATGCACACAAGGAGGACAACCTCCTTGACATGGTAGCCACAATCGGGGCCATCAACAACGAACTCGAGGAACCCAAGCCGTTAAAAGCTCCGGGAGTAGTACCTACGTACTTCTCAACCATTTCGGAGGCTGTAGACTTCATCAGGATCAGTCCCATCGAGGTGCATGAGATCAAACATGTTCTCACAGAAGAGGGACGCAGAATAGCTGTATATTACTCCCACAAAGAAGATCCGGAACAGTACGATCCATTCTTAAACATCAAGCCATGAATACACAAGACTTTAAGCCATTCATTAAGAGCTGGGAAGAGATTTATGCCCTCCAGGGGGAGCTCCAGCTCATGTACAGGCCGTACTTCAAGGAGCGCATCGCGAACTTTGACATTAACACTTTGGAGGATCAAGAACTATTCAAGAAACTCTGTTGGCAGATTGTCGAGGAACTCGCTGAGGCAAAGGAGGCTATCGAGGGGGAACTCGATGGCGAGCACTTTAATGAGGAGCTGATTGACGCATTCAACTTCATGTTGGAGCTTTACCAGCTTTATGGCATGACTCCCACTTTCGTCTGGACGCTGCCTAAATGGGCACAGGTTCTGGAAGACGAAGATTTTGCGGGAGATCTGCTTACCTTAATCGGAAACATCGGCATGACAGCAAACTGTCTCAAGAACAGAGAGTGGAGACAATCTCAGTACATGGTTGACTTGATAATTTTCGAGGGCCGGCTCAAGCGGATATGGACTTACTTCGTCATAATGTTCGAGCATTTGGGTCTCTCAGAGACTCGAGTCAAAGAGCTCTGGTCGTTGAAGTATCAAGTAAATCTGTTTCGCATTAAATCCAAATACTGATATGGGTAGAATATTTAAAGACTGTTTCGAAATGATCCGGGAGATGGATCGGGAGCTCAAGGTTTCCGGCATCACGGTCCCGGTCAACCATTACCAAAACCAGGAACTCAGCGGGGACGACCGGCTCACCAAGGAACTCATCGGAGTGAGCTTTGTCATCTCGAAGCCGTATCTCGGCAAACGTGAGATGCTCGATTTCATGTTCAAAGACGAGGCCGAGCTCATCGAGAAGTATTGCCGAGCAGAGCTCTCCGATCGGCTTGACCGGAATGGAGTCAACCCGGGTAAGAGCTGGGAAATCCGACAGGACTTGTGGCAGAAGTTGGTGAGCAAGACTCGGCAGGAGGGTCGTTTCGACTACACCTATTCGGAGCGTCTGCACATCTTCCACAAGGGACCCGAAATACACCAGTTGGATAATGTCATCATGACTCTCCGGGACGACCCGCACTCCAGACGAGCAATGGTCATGATCTTCGAGCCGGAGGACACCCGGGCAACAGCCGGGGCTTTGACCCGAGTACCTTGCTCCGTCAGCTACCAGTTCCTCATCCGGAACAATCGACTCCACGTGATATATTATATCCGGAGCAATGACTTCTTCAAGCACTTCGCAATTGACATCTGGTTGACGGAGGCCATGATGGACTACGTGTTCAACATCCTCGCAGCCACCTACCCCTCTCTCAAGAAGGGATCTCTGCATTACTTCGCTGGGTCCCTCCATGCATACAACGAAGATCTCTCCAAATGGGTAATCTATTAAGCTATGACTATCGACGAAGCAAGAGCTAAAGCTCATCAGCAATATGACGATTGCATGTTCTGTCCGGGATGCTCGAAGCTCCTGACTGGGCTCCACATGGGGAGTCGGTGCTACACCAACTGGATCGAAAGAAAGGCACAACAGATCCTCGAAAATTCGAAGAAAAGTCATGACAGGAGGAAGTGATGAGCCTATCATCATCGGGCTGGCAATAGCAGTAATAATCGGAATAGGGATCGTTTGTCTCATGGACGCTCTCAAAAACAAACTCAAGTGATATGTGCGGAATAAGTATAACAAGAAGGATTAACGCCATTGACAAGATACAGCATAGGGGCATCGAGTCCGTCCAGATTGCCGAAGGAGGATGGTTCCTCGGTCATGTTCGTTTGCCCATTCAGACTGAGCCAGGCGATGGCCTGGCTCAGCCCATAGAGCTAGCCGGAAACAACGGGTGGCTTCTTTATGTCGGGGAAATCTACAACTATCCTACGAGGTATTCCAGCGACGTCGAGTATCTTCGCGACTTGTTTGGATCCTCGTGTCTCGAAGACATCATCTATGAAGCCAACAACTGGGATGGCATGTGGGCAATATGCTGGTACCGGAAGGGTCAAATTATTGCTTTCACCGACCCTCTCGGAAAGAAGCAACTCTACTACAACCAATTCGGGGAAATCTGCTCGGAGATAACCCCGTTGGTGTCGGACTTCCGAGACTTCGACCGGTACTATCAGTCGGAAGTGTTCAAATGGGGGTACAACTGGGATGACAGAACTCCATGGAACAACGTCAAGCGTATTATGCCGAATACTGTCTATTCCTTCGATGACATGAAGGTGAAGCCCACCATTATCCGGAGGGACTACTACAGATGGGGGATAGGGAAACGGAGTCATTTAGCCAAATCCAAGTTCGCCGAAGTCCTCCGGGGCTTGGTCGAGAAGTCCGTAAAACGCCGGGCAATGTACTCTAAAGTCCTGGTCGGAGCTTTGGTTTCTGGAGGACTGGATTCATCCATAGTTGCCTCTATTCTTCATCGAATGGGCCTGGGGGTTAATCTTTATATGGTGGAGAATAATGAATCAAAATTTGGCATGCTATTGTCCGAATTTTTAGGGGTTTCTATCACCTCTCTTGGCCCTATCCCCGATGATGATTGCCTGGAGAGGTGTCTCCGCTACAACGAGACCCCCATCGACTTGGGCTCCATGATCCCCCAGTTCCGACTCATGGAGAAGGTCAAGGAGAGGGTCATCCTGACCGGGGATGGAGCTGACGAACTCTTCGGAGGCTATCGCCGAGTTGATGATTATGACTCCCAGCTCTCAGACGTGTTCCAAGAGCTTCCGTTCTACCACATGCCTCGGCTTGACCGGGCTTCCATGAGGAGCACAGTTGAACTCCGGTCACCATTCCTGGGACATGACGTTGTCAGGTTCGCTCTCCGTTTGCCCCGGGAGGACAGAACTCACAAGCGCATTCTCAAAGATGCTTTCAGCGACGTACTGCCTCAGGAGATTCTCGACCGACCCAAAGAGCCTCTCAAGTGTCGGAGCATCCGACAGGATCCGATGGCGTACCGCAAGAAGTGTCACGAAATATTCTACAACTTATGGCAATAGCTATCGGATATTACCGGGTATGGTTTAAAGAAGATGACTCCAACACGGAGGCTCAGTGGTTCAAAATGACGCTCCGGAAGGGATCTGTTAGACCTTCCATCCATTCTATAAATCGGGAAGAGGCTCTGCGGTGGATCAAGTCCCGAAAAATGAAAGACGTCACCCCCGGAAATCCCGCAGGCAAGATCTTTGAATCGGATGGTCAACCGTTCAAGAAGGCATTCCAGGAGCTGCCTCTTCATACTCGGTATAATTTCATAGAAGGAGCATCACTCTCATCAGGCACAACACACCGAGCTCGTCTCGAAAAATATTTTAAAAAATGAAAATCGTAAAAGTAAGAAATGTCAAGACCCCGACCAGAGGAACGGGTCTGTCCGCCGGGCTGGACTTCTACATCCCGGAAGACTTCGAAGCCAAACAGATCTGGCCGGGCGAAAGCATCAACATTCCGTCCGGGATCAAAGCTCGAATACCCCGGGGGTGTGCCCTCATCATGTTCAACAAGAGCGGTATTGCCACCAAGCACCAGCTACAGGTTGGAGCTTGCGTGGTCGACGAAGACTATCAAGGAGAGATCCATCTGCACGTCATGAATGTCGGCAAGGAGATCGTCATCCTCAAGCCGGGGATGAAGCTGGTTCAGGGTTTGGTGATGCCTGTCTTCTATACCGGGGTGGAAGTTCTCGAGTCGGAGGCCGAGCTTTTCCCGCAATCGACTGAAAGAGGACAGGGGGGCTTCGGATCCACGGGTGAATAGGACCCCCGGCCCCAAAAGTTGGTCAAACCATTGTTCCATTGTTCCCAAATCACGGGGACCCCCGGCCCCAAAAGTTGATAAAACCATGGTTTTGGCAAAAATCTCGACAGTCCCCCCTAAAAAAGTTGGTCAAACCATTGTTCCATTGTTCCGGTCCCCCCAATGAAAAACATCCAAACCATTGAATATCAATCAATTAGGGCCGGAACAATGTGGAACAATGTGGAACAATGATTGTTCCGGCCCTAATTGATTGAATATCAATGAATTAACCCCCCCCGGAACAATTGGAACAATAATATAGGAGGAAGACCTGAATAGAGAATATATGTTCCAATTATGACCAATATAGGAAATGAGAAATCACCAAATAGAGTGCAC